GAAAAAGTTAATCTTTATTGCCCGGACTGTTGGGGAAAAGCGATGGACACCATTAAAGGGTTGCAAGAACGTTTTGACAAAAGGAAGGAGCAAACTTAAATGGGATATTTTTTAAGAAGTGGTTTCGGTTTTGCGATTGATCATGAGCTGGCAGACGAATTTGGCTTTTTAGACGAATTTCTTATTTGGGAAGAAGAGGACGATCACGTCCCGTTTTGTGAAGCTTTTGATGAAGCGCATGGCGTATCACCTGAAGCGCTTACATATTTTGAATATGTACGCGAGGGCCATATTCAAGAATTAGAAGGTTTTGAATATGGTACAACGTACGTTTTGTTTGACGAAAGCATGAGCGACGATATCGAATCTTATGATTGCGTTGTCGATTATTTGGATGAATATGATGTTTCTTTAGATGAAGGAAATTGGAAAGAGTTGGATTAATTGATATTAGCTAAATACAACCCACTACAACCAGATTTTACAAATTATGTAGAGCTTTTAGTATTATTAGCATTAATCATATTCTTTTTGATAGCGATTAAAAACGAGGATAATGAATGACTGAAGATCAAATAAATCGCCCGAAACATTATAATATAAATTGGAAGGGCGCACGTGCTATTGAAACTTATACTTACATTCGTTCTTGGAAAATGGATTATCCCGAGAGCAATATTATTAAATATGTGACGAGACATCCTTATAAGGGACAATCGCTTAAAGATTTAAAGAAAGCTCGATGGTATCTTGATAAACTTATTGAAGAGGTAGAGGCAAACGAAAAGGAACAAAAGGTTGACATTCAGGGCTAGGTGGGGTATAATTTTACCATATGAAAGTAGGTGATCTCATTCAACATAAGTACACAAAGACAACAGGCATCATAATAAAAGAGATTGGTCCCAATGCTAAGAAACCATACTTCTATTATGATATCTTATTAAGCGGAGAGGATGAAACAATAACGGCGCCAATAGATTTACTATTGAAACTATGGGAGGTAGTAAGTGACGTTTAGAAAAGCATTAACGTATGATGATGTATTATTAGTACCACAATACTCAGACATTAAGAGTAGGCAAGAAATTGATATTGGGAACGATCTAAGTGAAAGAATCTATTTAAGCTTTCCAGTAATTTCTTCCCCAATGGATACCGTAACTGAAGGAGATATGGTGTCAGCAATATATAGTGTCGGCGGCCTGGGAATTGTTCATAGATATAATACGATTAAAGAACAGTGCGAAATAGTTAGTAGGATCAGTAAGACTTTTATTTCTCCTCATCTTATTCGCATCGGCGCAGCGGTTGGAGTAACAGGAGATTATTTGAAGCGAGCCGTTAATCTTTATGATGCCGGCGCAAATATTGTTTGTATCGACGTCGCGCATGGGCATCACGCTTTGATGAAGAATGCAATCAAATCTATTAGAGCCGAAGCAGGAAACCGTTTGCACATTATGGCTGGGAATGTAGCTACTCGCGAAGGTTTTGAAGACTTGGCAGAATGGGGCGCAGACAGTATAAGATGCAATGTTGGCGGAGGATCTATTTGCTCTACGAGAATTCAAACCGGCCATGGAATGCCGGGACTCCAAACAATCTTTGAATGTGCCGAAGCTAAAAGCGATGTAAAAATTATTGCCGATGGGGGTATGCGGAGTTCTGGCGATGTTGTAAAAGCATTAGCAGCAGGAGCAGATTTTGTAATGCTTGGTTCAATGTTCGCTGGAACTGATGAATCGCCGGGAAAGAAAGTTGTCACGCTAGGAGGCATCAAAAAGGAATATCGGGGAATGGCCAGCAAAGAAGCGCAAATGGATTGGCGTGGAAAGTATTCTTCTAATGAAGGGATCGCGACAATGATCCCTTATAAGGGCCCCGTCGCAGCAGTACTAGAGGATCTTAAAAACGGCATCGCCTCTGGCTTCTCTTATTCCGGCGCAAGAACAATAAAAGAACTAAGAGAAAAAGCAGTTTTCGTTCGCCAAACAAATGCCGGATTGGGTGAAAGTAAAACACACATATTGTCAAGATGAAAAAAAGAAAAATAGTACCAGAAGATGCAAAATATATTAGAGTTCCCACTCTGGGGACTTTAGACGCTAATTTGCGCATTAAACTTAAGTTTGACGACATAACAAAATTCTGGTTTTTCAATGAATATATAAAAGCTTATCTTTTAGAAGATCCAGCTTTAATGCCATTCATACACAAAATTAAAGAGAGCAGTATGTTGGCACGAAAATTTAGATTAAAGAAGGCAAAAGAAATTCGCAAAAAAGAACAAGATATAATTAATCGTTTTGGTTTGAATCAAAACGAAATAGAAGATATATTTGATATAATTGAAAGGGAAAATGGTGATATATGAAATTATGTGCAGAAAAATGTTTTAAAGAAAAGGATTCTTGTGAAGAAAAACAATGTAGAAACTGGATAAAATATGATGATGATTTAAATTGTGTAGAAATAGCAATTAAAAAAAATGGGCTTATGACTTTAAAACAAGTTGGTGATCGTTTAGGTATATCTTACGTCCGCGTGACACAGATAGAAAAAGAAGCGCTAAACAAACTACAAAAAAATCGTTTTAACAAAAAAGATACTAATTATAACAACCACTAGACCAAAAGATGCATAGCATCTAAAACTTAGTCAAGGAGAAAGACATGTCTAAGAAAACATTATTGAATGAAGGTACAATTCGACGCTTCATGAAATTAGCAGAAATTGGACCTCTTACTGGAGGATTTATTAAAGAGAATTTTCCGGGGGATGCATATGCTGACGACGACGAGCCAGAATTGGGCGCCCCCGAAGATCTAGGACCGCCGGGAGATTTAGGCGGTGGAGATTTAGGACCACCTGAAGATCTAGAACCACCTGAAGACTTTGGCGGTGAAGAAGAGCTTGATGTTGAGCTTGAACCCGAAGGCGAAGAAGAAGCGGATGGCGAGCTTACGCTTACTGATGAAGAAGCAGAAGCTTTTCTAGCTGTTGCTGATAGAATTCGCGATGCGATGGACGCAGCGCCGGAACCAGAAGAAGTACCTGCACCAGATATGGGTGAACCTGAAGCTGAGCCAGAACTCGGTTTAGAGCCTGAAGTACCCGGTGAAGAAGACGAAGAAGAATTAGCTGACGTCGTTGATGATGAAAGTTTGGTTAATGAAGTTGCTCGTCGCGTTGCAAAAAGACTCTTAACAAAAAAAAGAAGATAAATTATAATTTCTTTGTAAGGTGAGGTTTTAGATGCAAGGACTCTTTTGGTTTTTTCTAGGTGGTTTCGTTTATTTTGTTATTGATAAGACAACTTCTTTTTTTAAAAAAGTAAAGTTTATTAATGACGTCAAGATTCATTCATTTAAGTTAATTGCGTTTGCTTTCGAACAGTTCGTTTTCACTATGACTGCAAAGTATATAATGCTAGAATCGAATCCGGATTTTGATAAAGAAAAAATAAAATTATTTAAAAACAATGATGAAGCCGTTTTTCAAGAGTGGAAAAAGAAAACAGTTATTGGATTAAATAATTCTGTGCCCCCTTTGTATAGAACAGCGCTGGAAATTGAAAATTGGGATGATGTGATGGATATCCTTGACGAACATCATAAAAAACAATTGCATATTAATAGAATAATTGACATTGAACAAAAGAATGCCTAAAAAAACAAAATTAACGGATGGTGAATTAACAGAAGCTAATTTACTATCTATCATTGATCCGCCGACGCTCCCTCAGATGAGAGCTATTAGTTTATTTGGGGATCTAAATGAAGAATGTATTCAAGATACATGCGGCAGTCTTCTTTATTTAAAACACAGTTGTTATGAACCAAGATCACATGAAGAAGATGAAGAATTAATAGCTAAACCTATTGATTTTTATATTTCTACATGGGGTGGCGATGCTTTGGGAATGTTTGCTATATATGATCTTATGCGCATGATTCGCGAAGAATGCCCTATTCATACATTTGCAATTGGCAAAGTAATGTCAGCCGGCGTACTTCTTTTAGCAGCTGGAACAAAAGGTCAAAGAAAAATAGGTAAAAATACAAGAATAATGATGCACTCAGTCCGTGCTAGCCATTATGGGAACATTCATTCACTAGAAAACGAAATGAATGAAACTCGTTGGATTCAAGAACAACATATTAATGCGCTTGTTAAAGAAACAAAATTAACAAGAAAAAAATTAAATAATATGTTAAATAAGAAAATTGATATTTATTTAAGTGCCGAAGACGCTATAAAATTAGGAATTGCGGACATCATTGTTTAAAGGAACTAATTAATATTATGGATATCAACAAATTAGTAGAAAATTATTTTGTTCCCAAAAATTTATTGACTAAGGATAAGCTTTGGGGTTTGTTTGATGAAGCTTTAAAAGAACTCAACGAGGGCACTGAATTAGACAAAAGCGAAACGAAAGATATTAAAATATATTTTCCTAAAATTCGCATTACTGAAGATTTTGGTAAAATAGGCACTGAAGATCGAGCCATGATTGAAAAGTTTGCTAGTAATATTCCCGGCGATACTTTAGAAGCCAAGCTTGCAGCGCTCAATAGTATTTTGGAAACAAAAAAAGAAAGCGCTACAATATCAGAGATATTGTCTACCATGGTTATGTGTGAGATTTTATCAGCAATCATTACTAACTTTACTGAAAGCGCCGGCGGCTTTATTTTTGAAGGTTTTCTTGCTGGATTGTTTGGTGGGGAATCAGTTCAAATTACCGCTCCTGGGGATATTCCAGGTATGGCCGCGTCCGGCAAACCAATTACAGATGTAATATTAGGAGATAAGCATTATTCATTAAAGTTATTAGGTGAAACTACTGCGGTAAAGGGTTCGTTTAAAAATATGGTTGAACATTTTAAAGTTGTTCCACATATTGTGTATCTAGACGCCCGCAGAGTTAACAAGGATCAAGGATTAGAGTTTGGTGAATTCACGATTACATTACAAAACTTTCTAGAAGTTTTTGTCACTCCCTTTCTCAAACAAGTCACAAAGAAAAAACCTGACGTTGTAAATTCAGGCGCCGCGCTAAAAAAATTGTTAAACAAATTGGTGAGTGAGAAACAAGCCATTAAGCAAATTAAAGCTTCTAAAAAAATTCCAGAGTTAAAAAATTGGTCTACTTTCACATTTTCTAAAGTTGCACCCGATGTTTTGAACGAAAAAAAATTAAATACGGAAGACTTCAATAAAGTAATAAGATATCTTTTTGAATTGCCCGATGAAGAATTAAATCAGTATGCTCCTTTTTACGTAACTTACGCTGAAACAAAGTTTGAAACAACAAAAGCAGAAAAATTGTTTGGATCTTATACTTTGGTGGAAGACTTACAAGCAGCAATTGAAAGAAATGACGAAAGTGAAATCATTAGATTATTAGAGATATCGCCTGGGTATAAGAACGAACAGCAATTTGAGTTCACTCGCGGACAAGCGGAAGAAATAGCAAACTTTAGGACAATCGGCACCCTGATGATCGGACCAGAATATATGAAAAAGACGTTTGCAAATTACGCAAATCTTTTACAACAAACTATTTCTCCAGTTTATGAACAGTTACAGCTATTCACGGATAATATGAATGATTATTTTTTGGGCGCTAGCGACGAGGCGGCACCTGAAGATAGAAAACAATATGCATTAGACGCCATTACTAATGCCCAACAGTTAGAAGTCGCGACCAACAACGCTGTTGAAAAGATTGAAAAATAATACTTGACAAAATTAAAATACTTCCTTATAATATAAGACAACAATAGAGGTGTACATGAAACAATTTAGTAATTCTCAAAGCCTTAGACAAGGCTTAGAAGAAGGAATTCGCATCGTTGCGGAAAACGTAGCATCAACATTAGGTCCGAAGGGTCGCACAGTTATTTTACATCAAAAGGGTAAGAACCCAATTACAACAAAAGATGGTGTAACAGTTGCAAGATTTATTGATTTAGAAGATCCATTTCAAAATGCCGGCGCGCAGATTGTGAAACAAGCTGCTGAAAAAACAAATCAAGAAGCAGGCGATGGAACTACAACTACAACTGTTTTAACTTATGCAATGTATCGCGAAGCTCAAAAGTATTTAATGGCCGGCGCTCCTCCAATCGAATTAAAAAAAGGAATGGAACTAGCCGTTGAATATCTTGTTGATGAGATAAAAGAAGCTTCTACTCCAATTAAATCTGTGGAGGATATTCAAAACATAGCCACTATCGCAGCAAACGGCGACAGTACAATTGGCAAATTAGTAGCGAAAGCTGTTGATCTTGCTGGTAAAGACGGTTCCGTAACAATTGAAGAAGCAAGATCATTAGAAACTAGTTTAGATCTTGTAGAGGGTTTTCGTTTTAATTCTGGCTACTTAGCAACAGCGTTCATTAATGATGATCAAAGAGGAACAATAAGATATGATAATCCTATTGTTATGGTCACAGATGAAAAAATTGAAACTGTAGAAGATATGCTCCCGGCTTTAGAAATTGCAGCCAGGGAAGGACGTCCTTTTATTATTGTTGCAGAAGATATTGAAGGCCAAGCTTTGGCTTCTCTTATTATGAATGCGATGCGCGGGACAATGAGAGTTTGTGGGATTAAAGCTCCAAGATATGGCGAAGAAAGAAGAAGTATATTAAAAGATTTGGCTATTTCTGTTGGCGCCACTCTTATTTCACGAGAAATGGGTGTTAAATTAAAAGATGCAAAACTTACTCATTTTGGTGAAGTAAAAAAGATTGAGATAACAAGAAACTTTACTACAATGGTTGGGGGCGCAGGAACTTTAGACGAAATAGAAAAACAAATTGACAAACTTAAAGCAATTTTACAAGACACCGAAAATTTACATGAATGCGAAAAAATACAAGAACGTATTACACGATTAGCTTCCGGCGTATCTATTATTCGTGTCGGCGCGGCTACTGAAATTGAAATGATTGAAAAACGTCACAGAGTTGAAGATGCACTTGAGGCAGTACGTTCAGCACAATTGGAAGGTATACTTCCCGGCGGTGGATCCTTTTTGGCCCAACGATCAGTTACATTGTTTGACAAAGTAAAAGAAAAAAGCAATAATGAATGGCAAGAATTGGGAATAAAAATAATTCAATTAGCCATAAAAGAACCATTGCGACAAATGTGTCAAAACGCCGGCGAGTCACCTGATTTAATTCTTGATCAAGTGCAACTAGAGGAAATCAATTATGGTTATGATTTTATGCTGGGAATAATGGTTGATGTTCTGTGTTCCGGAATTATAGATCCGGCCCGAGTCACGCGATGTGCTCTGCAAAATGCGGTTTCAGTTGCTGGTACCCTTATCACTTCTAATTATGCCATTATAGAAGTCTAGCACTAATTAATAATATGAGACGACAGCTGCAATAGAGGAGCATGTGTAATGGCTGATGAAACAATAGTAGAAAATGCCGTAGCATGGGCAGAAGTAAATGGGAAATTTGATCGTATGATCCAAAGTATAGATACAGTTAAGGATAAACAAGACGAAATGGCTGAAGACATCGCCAAAATAAAAGAAGCTGTATACAATCCCGATTCTGGTCTTTATGCTCGTCTCCGCGAACTAGAAACTTGGAAAGACACCTCATCAAAATTAATTTGGATAATCATAACTTCTGTTGCAACCTTGACAGTGGCAGCAGTATACAAAGCATTCACAATTTAAAAAAAAACACTTGACTAGTTAAATCAAATATATTAGATTTATAAAAGAGGTGTTCATGAGAGTCAATATATCATATTCAGTAGAACTAGAACAAGTGTTAGAAAAAGTATGGGAGCTTTATCACCACGAAAAAGAAAAGTTGGATGATAAGCTAAAAGATTTAGATTCAAAATTAAATCATAAATTTGTTGATGAAGAATTAGGAGGAGTATCTAAAGCTATCCAAGAATACAGATTAGCTACGACTTCTTTTGATATAAAACTTGCCGAAATAAGCAATATTTTGAACGGCTACTACGCGATTAAGTATGCTGCCGAAGTTACCCCTGATCAACGGGAAACAAGCGAAACAGAGCAAGAAAATGAGTAAATATGATGTAGGCGATTTAGTTTGGATTCCAGACGGAACACCAAATTATACTAAAATCGATAAAAGTATACCAAAGTATAGAAGTTGCTTGCCCGTCAAAGGGCCGGCCTGCGGATTAGTACTAAATACTTCTTG